CGTTGCCGTAATCGGTATAATAGCTTGTATACTCGTTATTGTTGTCTTTGCCGGAGCTGGAATGGGTATATGGCTGAGACAATGTAATACCAGTATCAGGGCCTAATGAAATAAATTGATTGCCACTGTTAACTTCGAAGCCACGGTCTGAACCTAAAAATATTCCAGCGTTCCCAAGCTGCATAGCCGAATAGTTTGTACCGTCGGTTGTCCGTGCTATTATTTGTTCGTCCACAATATTATTGTTAGAATCATATCCTGTATAAAGGTCAATGGTGCTTTTACCGGATTTATTGGTTATTACCATATCACTGTTTTTAGGATAAGCTGACGCGCCTGTCCCCACCCATTCGTCAAAAAATATGCCGCCTAAAAGATCTGAATTTTTATAGATCGATAGTCCAGTCCCCGTTTGGCTTACTCCTTGCGCTTGATAGGTGTTATCACCAATGATGGCATAATGGTCTGCACTTGCGTTGTAAATCTTCTGTACTTTCAGGTTATTTGTGTCAATCCTGTCCGCGCTTATCGTCCCGGTTAGAATATTGCTGGCGTTAATAATTGTTGTGCCAGCTTGTGCAAGGTTTGCAATAGTCACATATCCGTTTAAAGCAATCTTTGAAGCATCAACTCTTACGGTTTCTGCTGATTGATTTATTGCAGAAATGATTGTGTCTTTGCTAACCTTGCCGTTCATATCAGTAGTATAAGTTGTTTGAGATACTTTGCTCTGTATGTCGTTAGCATTCTGGGAAATTTGCGATTGCGATTGCGTAAGGCCGGTAGTAAGAGTGCCTATCTTATCGTTAAAATCTTTGTCTGCTTCGCAATAATCAGTAACTTTGTTTCCAAATTCAAATTTGGGGCGTGCAATGTCTATGTATGTACCGTCTGTATATGTTAAGTCTTTGATGTCTATAGCACGTATAGATGTATCTTCTACCGTCGCAGTAGCGTATGCACGGTATAAACCGTTCCCTAAGTCCTTAATCGTCGCTGCGACAACATTTTGTTTGCCGTTATTGATTTCATAAAAATTGAAGCTGAATTTTAATGTCGTGCTGTCTGCCTTAAAATAAAAGCTTTCAGTATATATACCGCCGTGAATAGTATCAACATTTGTATTTTGAAGTATTTCAGCTACATTTGAATTCAGCGGTACTCTATAGAACCCATCTCCTACATCTGTAGCATCTGTGCTTGAATTTTCGCTCCAGCCGTGCAAGGTAGGCAGTGTAGCGCTATCATGCAATAGCTGTACAGCGCCTATGCTTATTCCATCAATAGAAGCTTGCACATCTTGTTCTGTCATTTTTGTGCTTAACTCATCTTTAAGAGCGTTTATTTGCACCTGTATATTATCGTTTTTTGCTGACTGATTGAGAAAAGCATAGAAAATATCGTCGTCTACCAGCGTAACTTTGAGTGTCAATCTATCGACGTTGAAATTAGTATAAGCAGTGTTTGGAAGCGTGAATGAGCACGCATATTGTCCTGTTACTGCTGTCATATCAGAATTAACTGTAAATTGTGCTGCACCGGAAAAAGCATCAACAACTGTGCCTTCTGCACTTGCGCCATTTGCGCCAGCGTAAAGCGTAGGAACGCAGCCGGTTAAATCAATCGGTTTCCTGTCTTTGTCGAGGAAAAATACTATGATAGTCTGAGGCCATGCGTTGCCTTGCATGGATATGACTTTTGCTATACCGCTATCCTGCATTTGTAGTATGATTGCTCCGTTCGCCAATTATCTCACTCCCTCAGAAGTTGTTACGTATAGGAAGCCAATATCCATCTGACCAACCGCTGAAAACTTCGTTGCCTAAGCCCCATGAAAACACCTTTTCGTTTGCCACATTAACAGTCATAGATACGCCCTCCGGCCGAGGGATAATCATATCATGTTCAAGTTCATCTTTTATTAGCGATGACGTCTTGCCAAAGACTATTACTTCCATTGACATATCTTGATTATCTATAATTATGAAATATAGCCCCATGTTACCTAACAGCGACTGTAAAAGATTCATTAAGTTCGGAATAGTACCATCAAAATGTTCTTTTATGATAGCTACTTTTAAAATCAGCCTGTAATTTTCATCGTCCATTATTGGACTAACGCCGTTTGACGGTTGGAACGGCAGTTTGCGTGGCACACCGAGAATATCACCTAATTTGTCAAGCTGTATACCTACCACCTTGTCAATATCAAAGCGATTGTGTAAATCATTTAAACAGTTTTGGGCGCTCTGTAACGGTTTTACAGCAGCTGCAAGCCATGCCATAAATTTAGGTTGCTGCCTGTGTTCTGGAATTGCAAGTTTTGAGTAATCCATTATAATCCTCCTGTTACCGCTATAGTGCCTGCTTTCGCAACTTCATTCCATGCGATACTAAACTGTATCCCCGCCTGTTTTACCGCTCTTAGAAACGGTTATAGAGGAAATGCGGAAGGACGGTGCTTGCTGGTCGTCCATCGCTGAAAGAGCAGGATAATATAATGAAGAAGCTTCTACAGAATTGCCGATATCCATTGTGTTCAAATATTCTTTGATGTTTGAAATAATATCGCTTTGTACGGCCGTTGTATAATTGGAAGTCAGCAAAACAACTGTAACATTAACTTCAATCTCTATTTCTGTCGGCCTTGAAAAGTTTGTACTGCCGCCAACTGAGAATTGCGACGGAAGCATAGTCTGAGTAGTGCCGTATGTTCCGCAGCCAACAGTTTTCGCTTTGGCTATTGCAGCAGCGACTTCTTCGTCTGTTCCGCCCTCAACAACAGGCGCTATTGAGTGTGACGGTATTCCGTTCGCATCTGTAGTGTTTGTGTAGTTCTCATATACTCTTGAGCGAGAAACACCATCTATTGCACGTATAGCCGCTTGTGTTGCGTTCAATGGCGTTTGCGCAGGCAAGTCAACGCTGATACTTTGTCGCTTCCTTAGCTGCGTATCTGTTTCAGTATCAACACCAGGCTTTGCCGCTTCTGCATTTGATACTGAGTACCAGCCATATTGCGGTGTATTGATAGCCTGTATCGTTCCAACACCAGCCATAATGCTTCCTGGTATTTCGCTTGTTGCAGTACATGATAATACACCAGAAGCAGGGATTTTTACGCTGGGCGGTAAATCCCACTTTTGATTAGACGTATCTTGCACGACGCCGTTTACAATTTCTGTGCCAGGTTCTCCTATGCAGGTTATTTGCACCGTTGAATATGTAGCAGCAGCGCGTGAAATGCCGTTTAGCTTAACAATACTATCAAGGCCTGTACCTATCGCTGTCTGTGGGGATTGATTATTATATGCGAGTCGGCAGCACTGGAAAGCGTCATAAAGCACTTTTGAAATTGTTGCAATATATTGCATGTCTTGACTGTCATTTTCAAGATATATGTCTTGTCCAAAAATAGACTTTGCTTTTTCTATCAAATAGTTTTGAATGTCTGGAAAGTCTGGAATGTGCAAGCCGTTTATATCTACAAAAGGTTCAAAATAAGACATTATGTTACCTCCGCTGAAACAGTTCCAAATTCCGTATTTACAGTCGCATACATTGTGTATTTACGGTACACTGATATTTCACTCTGGAACGTTTGAATACCTGTTACATACGGCGTTTCAAGTATCCGTGCTTTTACTGCCATATCAATAGCATTTTTATCAAAAGAACCTGCCATCTTTTGAAAGAATGGCAGGCCATCGTTTAAATCTTCCCAATATTCATTTTTGAACATTTTTAGCTTCGTTTGAATAGCCTGCCTTACAGCCTCACTGTCACTTACAAAACAGGTATTCCCAAAGCCAAAAGTGTAATCTCCTGTAGGTGAAAGCGTGCGGTATTTAATCATGTATATCAGTCCTTTTAATGGTGCGCAAGATATTGTCCATTGCAGAACATCGCCCATTCGGCATCACGGCGGTGTACAAGGCCACCGAGCACTTTTCCATGAACGTGGCAATATTCTTCAAAGTCAACCTTTAGCTTCGCGCTGGAAGCGTGAGCGCGTATATCATGCTCAAGTGTAGAGCCTTGCAATGCGCCTGCGCCGACGTTATAACAAAAGTCTACCAGCGCATCAAACTCATTCTGCTTTAGTTTGAAATCACTGAATATTCTCTTTACAGAATTGATGTATGATGTTAAATCACTGTTTAGCAATGCTTTGCCTTGAGCTTTTGTCATCGGATTTGCGCCTGTCCACGGCTGTGTAAATGTATGTCCATATCCTATCGTCCATGTTCCACCACTGTCAGTGTATGGTACAGAGCTCCAGCCTTCATAACTGATTATAAATGCAATTAGTGCATCGCTAACGCCTGTTCCATTGTTTGCTGTAGAAGCTATAATATCGCCATATGTTGTCGATTGACTTGCTGCTGCGCCAAACCCAACAAGCGCTACAGCATTTTTCATATCGTGCATTGTAAGTATTTCTTGATTTTGTGCTGTAGGCGTTCCTGAGGCGTTTTGGCCGCCTTGTTTTATCCACCCTGAAATATCCTTGTCACAATAGATTATCAGCACAGACTGTCCTACTTGCGGCGTTGAGCCGCTTACTGTTAAATATGGCGTGTCTGGTATCTCAGGCGGTTCTTTCCAGCTTGTTTTACCTGCACTGTCAACTATCCTGTCGCGGATAATAGGCTTGACTGTAATAAGGTTATCGTCGCCTACAGCAGTTATTACGCCAATGTCAGCAACATGTAAATCAGCAAAAACGCTGTTTTTTAGCTCATCAAATATAGCTTGCTGAATATCACTACGCTCTGAAAGAGAAATCATTATATCGCCTCTTTTGGGTATAATAAAATGACGTGCTCGTACATAAGCAAAAGCATTGACAAATTATAGCTAAATGCCTATAATTCTCCCTGAGGTGTTTTCTATGGAAAAATATCTTGACAATAGTAAACATAAAAAGGCAGTAAAAATAATAGCCTTGTGTGCTGTGCTTTTTATAGTCGGATTTATTTTAGGCGTCATAGGCTGGCAACCTTTCTTAGTCTATATAATAGCAATTTTGGTCATAGTCGCAATAAAGTTATGTAAAAGGTGTAAGGTCGCAGCTATTATTGCTGGGATTGTTGGAGCTTTTTTTGTATATGTGCTTATTAAAGGCTCTATAAGTATGCCAATACAAAATGCGCAGGGAAATGCTGTTGCAGATACTGAGCAATATATTCAAAGCAATTATCCGGATTTTAAAGATTGTAAGTTTGAAGATAGCACTGTTTCTGTTGATGACATGGATAACAGCGAGTATGTTGTAAACGGTGAAATGAAAGATAACGGAGGGTGGAAACATTCTGTAAAAAGTGGGGTACAAATATCGCCGAATGAGCAAAAATTTATTATGTGTTATCTTTTTATAGATGGGCAGCAATATGTTTGGAATGCGCCGAGACAAAATGTAAACAGTTCAAATCCAAACACATGTTACAATTCAAACTATGCAGATGGTGCACAAGTAACTGTCGTACCAGATACTAATTCAGGGGATTGAATAATTTATCGGGATATTATAAAAGCGCTGCTTAATGCAGCGCCTTTTTTAGTTTGCCGTATAGCTTGGATTTGTCAACATAGACATTACATTACCTCCTTGGTCTACAGCGGTAATGTCAGAATACCATTCATTTCCTCTTGTATCGCCTGTAAAGGTGATAGAGCATATCCGGTATATGCCGTTCGGGTCAAGCGTATATGGGAATGTAATACCTTGTGAATAAGAGCCTATCTGCGCCATCTGCTCAGTGATATATTTGCTTGCAATATGAATGAGCCCATAAGGCGTGAGCTTTGGATTAAGCAGGCAGCGTGCCTGTACGCCATAGTTAACTTGCTGTGGATTTCCGAGAAGTCCTGTCAGCGGATTTAATTCAACAGCACTTGGTCGATTGTATGGGCTTGGCACTTTGTTCGCAGAATCAGAATAGGAAAACATATATAGCTTACCATTGTCTATAAACCATGTGCCATTGATTGTTTTTGCTATATCAGCAAGCGTCTTTTTGGGCTGTCCATATACAGCCCCGCCTTTTGACATTACGATTTTGTCGAGAGAAGGGCTTGCATATCCTAAAGATACTGGGCTTGACGCTTTATTGCATATGTTGTTTACGACCTGCCTTGCTGTCTGCCCTTTGGCATATGTGAACGAACAAAAGCCTTCATTCAAAAATTGGTCGCCGTCAATAGCGAGTATGTTTAAGACAAAATCAGTACCGTTTACCTTAGCACGTGTGTACATAATTACTGTACCATCAAATATCTGTCCGCATATGCCATTTTTGTAGCCTGCCTCAACAATAACTCTATAGCCTTCCTGAATTATTGAGTTTTCAGTTTCAGCACTAAGGTTATAAATAGAAATAACGGCTTGATTTGGATAGTACATTGCGCAACGGCGTATTTGAAATTGAACACGCAGGTCGGAAACATCAAGCACTTTATCTGTATTTTTTTCTTTTGCAAACTCTTGATAATAGCTTTGTGCGTTTTTGCTGTTTGTACTTACGGCTTGAGTATGATGATATATTTTTATCCGGTAATCACGTATCCAGTCGAGGGAAGAAGCTAATGCCTTATTTTCAGGCACATAAGTTACGTTTGTGTCTGACACATCGTTTGCCATTATTCTAACTCCCACAATAATTTAAAATTCTGCCCTATATTGTTCGCATCAGGGTTTTCTATCGTCGGGTCGCCTATATTGATTAAGTACAGGCTTCCAATCTTCAAATATTGATACTGTTCCAGCAAATCATGCCCGCAAAGCAACGGAATGCCTAACACAAGCGGTTCCGATTCTTGATTGTAAATGCTTATTGTCCAATAGCCGGCTTGTTCATTCCATGACTGCGTAATTATAAACGTGATATTATGATTATCTCCTGGGATTTCGAGAGAATATGTTTGATTTGGCAGATTAGTTAGAGCAATTTCATTTACCATATCATTCTCCCCCTCCTCCGACATAAAGCAACTGCTGATAATTAAGCGTCGACTTACCTAAATGAAATGTTGTAGCATTTGCTATATTGCTCGGTATTATTGGCGTAATTGTGTACTGAAATAGTGCATCGTTTTTCCCTTTGCTTGAAGAAAATTTATTGAAATAATCTTCAATCGAATATGTTTTGCCGTTGTATGTTGCTGTTCGCACAAAGTCGAAAGGAATAGTTATTTTGTGCGTTTTACTTGACGGCGTAGTCGTTTTAGCGCCTGCATTGTTTTTATTTGTCGTTTGTGCATCGGACGATTGCTTAGCTGTCACTGGAATATCTGTAGCAGCTACAGTAATGATTTCTTGGAATAGCACTGTAGCTTTCATGCCAAACATTGTGTGCTTGTCTTTCGTCACTACAAAGCTTTTAATAAGCATATTGTTATACTGCTTAAATGACGTCGTAATAGTAAGCAGTGTAGTATTTCTCCATAATGATTCAAGCACTTCAAAAGCCGATGTACTCCTGCCGGCAGAAGAGCTAAATTGCCCTGAAATAACGCTCCCTAAGCAATCTGACATCCCAACATCCCACATGAATGTAACGGGTTGGTGATATACATGGTCGTTAATGTTTGCGCCCTCTTGCACTGGGTTTTGAGTGATTTCATTTGTAAACGTGTGAGTCTCTTTAAAAGTAACGTCCATGTAGTAAGATATGCCATTTTGGGTGTTTGTAATAATTACAAGCGACATTACCTTTCAAGTCCTCTCGTATTTCTAATAAGCGCACTACTATTCAAAGCCTGATTAACACCATCATAAGCAGCTTGCCCCACATCTTGAGCATTTTCTGATTTTGCCGTTATGGCTATATTCGGCGCTACAGTTATCTTTGCACCCTCAGCATAATTAGAATTATAGTAAGAATTTTGTGGAGCATAAGCGGAAGCACTATCGGATTTTTTCCCGCCTAAAGCATTAAGAATAAAATCTGTGCCTTTGTCTAAGCCTTTAAAAAGGCCGCTGAACATTCCTTTATTTAATTCCGCTATATTTGCTTGAATAGTAGCGCCTATTTGCCCCATATCGGCTTTAAACTCATATGCCGGTGTTTGGACATCTTTTGCCCAATCTTCCGCTGCTTTAGATTCATTCTGAGTGTTATATTGCGATGTGTGCTTTTGTATTTCTTTAAACTGCTTATTTAGCGTCGGATTTAGCGCAATTTCATTAAGGCCTGCTGTAGTTTTACCCATAGCAGAAAGTGTACTGTTAAGGCCGTATGCAGCGCTATCAGTTATCCATAACTCACGCGCCATCGTTTCAATATTAGTGTTGGCATTAGCAAAGCCGTTTGACATTCCCCAAACTGCCTTTGTCATTAAGGCAATTCCAGTAGTGATACCAGCAGCAGCACCTAAAACTCCAAATTTGCTTACGCCGGCTACTTCGCCGATATCTGCTATTGTATCGTCGGCGCCTTCGGCTGCTGCTTTGTCGCCAAAAATGCTGCTTAATGTTTTCTTAAAGCCACCGGCTTTTTTATTTGTCTTATCAAAAGAGCCGCTAAGGTTATCCATGTAAGAGTTAAAGTGCTTAGCTCCAGAAGCACCTTGCATAATAGCAGATATGAAATTACCGTTTTTAGCGTTTACCCAGGCGCGCTCTAAGTCTGAAAAAGATTTCTTGAGATTATTCAGATTTTCTATGTTAACATCGACGTCTGGCTTTTTTGATGTTGTGCTCTGCTTCTTATGCGGTGTTGCTCTTTTCTGTGTGCTCTCCTGCTTAGTTGTCTGCTCCTGTGCAGGCGCTTCTCTGCGTTTTCTGTTCTTCCGTTCATGAGAAGAAGCAGGTGCCTTAGGCTTATGTGAAGGCGTAGGAGGGGGGTCAGCGGTTGTTGTGTGAGGCCTTTTTGGCGGTTTGGAAGGCGGGCTTCCTGCTGCTTTCTGTGGCTTCTTGCCTTCGCTGCCTTTTTGTTTGCTTTTGTTTAGCTCTTCATTTGCCTTACGAAGTTTGTCGGTACTATCGATTTCGTCTTTAGTATCTTTAATGCGCTTTTTCTGCGCTTCACTGTGCTTTTGTTCCTGCTTTAAAGTTGATTTATCAGAAACGCCGAGCTCTTTGTTCCTTTTCTCAATCTCATCTTGAATTTTAAGAAACTTTTGCGCATTTTTGTCATCAAGGTCATACCCTAATGCGATAAGATATTCGTCTATATATTTACCCATAAATGCGCCTCCGATTTTCAGCTGCTTCATAATCGCGCCATTTGTTTTCGTTCTCTACGTCCATCATTTCGAGAATATCCAACAAATCAATGAAATTATATGTGCCGTCTTTTAGCTCTTTCTGCGCCCAATAATGAGCCATTACAGGCGCAAATAAAACAGCATTTACATTTGCAGGATTAGCTACACAATACTGCGCAAGGCGAGGGGAAAAATTTAGCTTGTTTCGGCCTTCCACCAGTCGTAAAAAAAAACCATATACTGTACAGCAATATGGACTATCAATGGGGCGTCGTTTTCACCGCCTATAATGCCTATGTTGCCGTCTTCGTCAACTACAGGAGCTTTATTCTCTGGCAAATCTTCATAGCAGTATTTTAAGCACAGCTTCATTAGCTCTGTAAGGTCTTTTGGCGGCATCACTTTTCCGCTTGGACTAAATGGTATGCCATATGAGCTAAGGAAGTTAAAAATAGCTGCCCCATCCCATGCTGTTGGTATTTTAAACCTAAATGTACGTTCTTTACCGTTCTGTTTAATTTTACAATAATCCATTTTAATCACATTGTTTCAATGTTAGGGCAGAAGAATACCCACGTTACTCTACCGCCATTTGATTCATCTTTCCTGTCTGGGCGCTTCTGAATAGAAGCACGCGTTGCTGTAGTAGTCATGCCATTATCAAACTTTTCAGTAATGCGTATTGAAATGCCGAGAAATTGATTTGGGTCTGAATTATCAAGGACATTTGCTAAGTTATGTAGCCACTTATTAGCAGAAGACGCCTGCTGTAATTCCAGTGAAATTGTACCACGATGTGAAAGCACTTCAGAAACCATAACATTTCCATCTGCGCCTAAATCACTTTCGGTATTGTTGTCCTGATATGCAATAGAAACGCTGCCTACGCCACTGCCGTTAATGACTTTTTGCCCGACAAGCGCGTGCTGCATCGTTATATTTACTCTATTAAAGCTATATGTTGTTACCCCGTACATAATTTACCCTCCTTATTTAGTCACGTTCGCTGTTATGGTAAACGAACGCGCAGAATCTGCAAGAATTAAACAAACATAGATTGGAGGAGCTTTCCTTTGTGATTTCTGCGTTTCAGAAAGGTTCTCCACCGAATCTGCTTGAATAGAATAGCCATTGACAAGAGAATCACCATTTTTTAGCTGTAACACTGTTCCACCGTTCCAAACTCCAGGCTTTATAAACTGTGCCGATTTTGCTTTGTCGCATTCAATAGCAATTGCAGACGTAGCAAGGGCTATGCCGTCGTCGGAAAGCGGTATTTTCTTTCTTGAAACAAGTACGGACATTACAGCGGCTTTAATGTTTGCTGTTAGAATATCTATACCCATAATTTCGTCGCAAGGCGTACCATCAATCATGTTGCCTGGCATAAACAAGTCATACTGATTTTCGTAGTTGGCATAGTAGTTACAATTTTCGTTTTGCAGCACTGAAACGTCTGTAGAAGTCAAATCGTCCGTTGAAACTCCTGGCTCAGATTTGAGTGCTAAGTCAAACGCTTCTGAGCTGTCATTTTCTGCACAAGCATATCCTGCAATAGAAGCAGCTGCATTAGGATAAACTGAATACTGTACCAGAGTACGGCTGTATTTTGAATTTTGCAGCTTAGCGCAAAGGTTGCCTGCTGCACCTGTAAAGACATCATTATCTGCTGTAGTGCAGAACATCAGGGTTGACGGCTTTGCAGATTCTACAAAGGCTGCCATTGCGATTATATCGTCTTTTGTAGCGCCAATTGGTACGCATATGTACCAGCTTGTATCTGCCGCTCTGCACGCTGTCAAAGCAGCTACGGGGCTTTCATTAGCGCCCTGTACACCTACCATAAGTTTTGCAGGCGTTGGTGTCTGTCCAAAATAAAGGTCTGCTGCTTTTACTTCTGGGCTGTTTTCAGCAAACCCCGCAGCAATAAGCTCATTTGTACTGCCAAAAGTTTTAACGCGCTCAGCAGTAGATATTATCGTGTTTTTTGAAAGAAATAACGCTAACGAAAAGTTCTCAGCTTGAGATGACTGCGCCGGCATATTCACAATGATGTTGATTATTGGGCTGAGGTCGAGCATTTATTCACAACTCCTTTTTCAGTTTCAATGACGACATCTGCGCTCGCGATTGTGCTAAGCGTTGATGTATCTATTACCAGTTGATTAAAATTAGCCGATAAGTCATATCTTGAATACCACTGCATACCAATTAATTCTGGAACATACACAGGTTCCGGAATATCTGGAATAAGCGATATGTTGTTTTGTTCAAGCATATTCTGTACATCTGGCCTCATCAAGCCAATTCGTATTTTGTCGGCATTTTCCATGCCGTTATCTCCGTAAAGCTGCCAATTGAAAGTAAGGCTTCTCACATGCTTTGTTATCTGTGTAATTGTGTCTGTACCAGCGCCCTCAGTAGTAACATCTATTTGACGATTGATAGGCGCATCTCCAAACTGCGCAAGATAAAACACCATATCATTATGCGGATTTCTTAACGCTGTTGGGTTTGGCACAGAATACAATGGCCGTATGTTTTGCGGGTTTTTACTCGCATCAATGCCTAAAATCTGACATGTTACATAAAAAACAAGGTCCATTAAGTCATGCTGCAGCATTATGATGCGCCTTCCTTTTGCGCTTCGGCTTCAAACACTCCCCATTGCGAACGGTCAAGCACATCAAGTATTCTGTAGCGTGTTTCGCGCGGTGTTTTATACCCTGCAATGGCGACGTCAGAAACATTGTTTTCTGTGTCATCACCGGAAGTATTATCGCGAGTTATATATATCGGTGTATTAGAATCTACATATATCTTTACATAGCCTGAAACAATGTCGCCATGCTCAGTCTGAATAATTTCTTTTGTGTTTTTTGGCGCTACCATTACGCCTTTCACTACAATAATGCTCGTATCTGCCTTATAATCAGCGCCCTCATAGTGTCCGCCTGTCGTCCGCTCTATCGTAATATTGCTTTCAAAATCAGGGTCATGTATAGCTTCGCTCACATCAATCATTTTTCGTCCTCCCGAATTGCAAATGTAATTGATTTGCGCAGTTGGGCTGTATCGATTAAAGGTTTGTCTGAACCTTTTGCTTTAATAGTGCTTGACGCATTTGCCGGCCAACCGCTTTTGGGATTAGTAAACCAGTCTTTAACATCGTCTCTGGCTTCTTGTCCGACTTCTTTTAAAGCTTCATTAACGTCTCCACCATTTGCAGCTTGCTCAGCAGCATTGCTAAGCAATTCGCTTATATCTTCTTTTGAGTTTTCAATTGCAGGTTCAATAATTGGTCGAGGTGGTACTTGATAAGCAAAACTGCCGTGCTCATGTATATACATTTGCAAGGCAGTGCTATATTTCGTACCTTTGTCAATTTCGGCCTGCATATCTTTGCGCACCTTATTTGGCCTTACGCCGTGCGTGTGGATATACACTAAGTCGGCATTGTCCACGTCTGAATTATTGCGTCCAGCAGTTCCTTTCGTTACCCCAACACAGACTTTTTGCAACGATAGCTTTTTAAGCCTGTCTATAATTGTCTGTGCACCGCCATCATGCGATATATGATATGTTTTCACCATACATACGCACCGCCCATTCCCGCCATTTTCGCAAAAGTAATAAGCTGCTGGCCATATGTCGTCATTTTTAGTGAGCCAAAGCCTTTAAAATCCTCTGTTGCAGAGCCTGTATCAAAGCTTTCTGAAACGTCGCCAACACTTTTTGAAGATTGAAGCATAACCGGCTGTGCACCTGCTAATATACCTTGCGGTGTGCTGCTTCCTTTTGTAGAAGATAAAAACATTGTGCAAAAGTGTGCCATAAACAGCCCCATACAGTATCGCCATGCTTCACCATATTTTGATGATGACAAACTTGAATTTGCTATACTTAGAAACTTTTGCAACAGGGAAGAAGGAATAGTTGTGCAAACATCTTTAAACTGTGGAAAATCAGTAGTAAAGTCTGATAGCTCATAGTCTGGATTTGAAGTACTGCCGGTATTTGCTGCTGCTGGAATTTCAGCGGCCATTTTGCCATTTGTAAAAAAAGACATGCTCAACTATCCCTCTTTCAGCTTATTTTTTTGCAGATTTTGCTGCGGGCTTTGTAACCGCAACTGGTGGTGCTCCAACATATGTAATCGTTTTGTCGCTTACACATGCCTTAAAATAGTCATTGTCTTTAAGCCAATCGGGGGCTTCCCCGAGAAAATCAGGTTTTGTATCAAACGTAATGCCTTTCCCACCGCCAAAATGGCGGGCTGCTGTTGCATGAATAAACATAAGTAAATCCTCCAATTTAAATAAATAAAGAAAAGGTTCGGTTTAGCGCCGAACCTTGTTTAAGCAAAATGTCAAATGCCGTCAAAATATCCTATCGTCGCGTAGTACATCATTTCAACTTCTGAAACGTTCGCAGCATACAGTGTATCCATAGAAAGTGCGTTTGAGTTATAAATAGTACGGCGACGCGTAAGTGGCTGGAGCTCTTCAACTGCAAGGAAGCGCGGGTTATGCACATATACGGCCATACGGTCAGTATTTTTTGCACCTGCGCCTTTAGCATAATTGCTCATACCGAACACAAGGTTGCCGCCATTGATGTTGCAAATGTTGTTTTCCTGAATGAATGTAAGAATTGTTTTCTGCGCAAGCTCTGAAACTTTTGTAGTAGCGATATAGTTGTACTGCTTGAATGGCAGGAGGATATGATTTGGTATTGCACTCATATCATTGCCTGCACGTTCCCATACGGTATTAATTGCACCGTTTATATCAGCAAGGATTTCATCTGCTGTCTTGTTTTCCCATGTTGTCTTACCGCTGGCGCCATTTGCAACACTCTGCGCAATAACGTTCGGGTTATTCAGAAGTCCTGTAGTGCCGTTTACACCCACAAACACATTTGCGTCCATGTGCTTTTCATATCCGAGCCGTACACCATCGGTAAGCAAGCTGTCAAGGTTACGTCCTGTAATCTTTGCGCGCTCTGCGTCAAACTCGTTAATACGAAGGAACATAGCAACGATATGCGTTTTGAATAAATCCTTGCCGATGTTGGCCTGTATTACCGGCACAGCGTTAGAACCGTTGGCATGAACGGGGCCATTAGAAGTACCTCCGGAAAGCCCAAAGTCAATATTAAAGTTGGAAGCATATTCCGCCCAACCTCCGCCGACTTTAACCGGAATATTTTTGCTCCATGTGTATGTTGTAAGTGGCTGGCGTACCATCGGGTCGCGCTTCTCAAGCTCTGAAACAAGAAAAGCACCGGAAGTAGACGGTGAAGCATCTGTAGCAAAATCTCTTATACCCATTGGTGAGTTAAAACCGTTGGTCACATGGCCGTTACTGTCTACAGTGTATTTGGAAATACCTATGTCTTTATACATTTATGTTAACCTCCATATTTAAGAATTGTTGCGGGTCTTAATTACAAGCTCTGCAATGCCATTTACATCAGCTGTAGTGCCCCATGTGGTGTTATCTATTTTTATCGTATTAGCGATCTGCGGCAGCTTCAAAGCCACCTACGGGGTTTGCAGCAGTACCATTTGCAATGCGTACATATACGTTGCCATCGATGACCGGCGGGTTTACGCCTACATTATGGACTTCTACAGATACAGCACCGCGTTCAAACACCGGCAACACCTGTTCAGGCAGATATGCACCGACAGACTGGTCAGGATAAGACAGCGCAGACTTAATAAATGAAGCAGCGACGCCTTTAAATGCAGCAGACGTCGCTGTAAGGCCTGTAGCGCCTATAGCAGCTACTCCGCTTGCTACACTAAAGACAGGCGTACCGAATGCAATACTTGTGTCTCCAGCGTTCTTAAAGGCCTTAATTACCATATCTGGCTGTTCTGCATAATGGCCGGAAAAGCCGTTGTTAAATGATGTTTCTATTACTTTACCAGGCATATTATTTGTCCTCCTTACGCACGTGTGGGTTAAGTTTGTCATAAGCGCTTTGAGCATTTACAATATTGTGTTCGTTCATATAACTGTTTGCAGTACGTTTACGCGCTGCGTCAGCAGTTGTGCGAACGAATGCCATATATCCAGAGTTATCACGCGGAACGCCATAAGCGTTACGAATAGCGTCTGCTGCATCTTTTGCCGCCATTTTGTAAGTATGCGGGTCTTTAATTGCCTTGCGCAGTACTTCCTGTGTAATAGCAGCGGTTGTGCTCATTTCGTCTTTTGCTTTGACAGGTTTTTCAGGTATTTTTTCTGCCGGCAATGTTACCTCAGGCTCCTGCTCTTCTGGAGATTCGTCCTCTTCTTCCTCTTTTTTGTTATCTTTGGGTTTAATGAGATTGTCTAAATCGTCTCCAGATTCTTTCGGCGCAAGCTCAGCTTTAAGACCGTCAAGCAGTTCAATTACTTTCTGCAGTAGCACAGCGGTATCAGGTGCTTCATCGTTTGTTTCTGGCTCTTTTTTCGGCTGTACTTCAGGTTTCTTTTCCGGTTCATTTTCCGGTTCTTTTTCTTGAGATACTTGCTCAGGCTTTTTGTCTGCCGGTATTTCGTCTGTATTCTCTGGCTCTTTAGCCTTTTTAGATACTTCTTCGAGTTCTTCAGGAGAAATGCTTTCGTCTTTTGCGAGCGACCTTATAATTCTGCCCCAAAAGCCTTTTTTGTTATTTGACATTGTGTTGCCCCTTTCGATAGATTTTTCGGGTTTTTCATCTTTTATTGCAACGCGGTGTCCAGCCCTGCCGGCATCAACTACGGCAATATGATTACCGCGTATGCGTCTTTGTTCAAAAATGCCGTTTTCATGCGGCAAAAGGTCATAAGTATACCCGCAACTAATTTCACGTTTGCCGTTCTCAATCTCATGAATTAACTGCGGGTCTGTAATAAAAAGGTCTGCTATCGTTGTACCTGAATCTGCGCCAACTCCTCGCCTTACATTTTGTGCATGGCCTTTTTCGTATATTTGTATATTTTCAGCGTTAATTACTTCTGGTGGGTGTCCATCTGTGACAGGCTTGCCTTCAAAAGAAGCAAGTGCTGCTTTGTCAAAGACTTCTTCAGGCCTGCGTAATACCTTGTGCAGGTTGTTATCTCCTATACCTAATTCATCGCCTGCATATTCCTGCATTCCGACGCGGTTTATTGGTACGTCATGGCATATAAGATAGCCTTCATCAGTCTTTGTCATATGTGGACTGATTTTAGAACCATAATATGCTTGCAATTTTATTCACTCCCCTCAGCTGGGTCTGTCTGATAGCGCGCTAAGATTTCACTGTAAATTCTGCTATGGCCGTTCTCATCGTTTGTGATTTTCACAATCTTTTCAATATCTTCTGGCGGACATTTGGTAAGCAAGTCAAGCCCTATTGCTATTGCATTGTTCTCTTCTGTCTGTGCGTGCTGTAAGGCCTGTACATATGTAGTGCTATTAGTATCGTCCGCATCTTTATGCGCTTCACGGGCTTTAGCGTAAGCAATAGCAACAGCTTGTTTTTCAGGCTTTCCATTTGCGCGCTCAATAGCGATATTCTTTGATATGCTCTTCTGGCTGTGTCCATTTGCTAATGGCATTTTTTACACCTCTATTTGATAGCTCCAAATCTGTTTTGAAACTCTTTTTTGCTCATCATAGTTATTTCTCCTCCTGCACATACTCTATGTGGCCATTCGACCTTACGCCATAAAATAACCGGCTGCGCATAACAGCGGCAGTTTGGACAATTACCTGCGTTATAACGTCCTAAGTTGGAAGATATGTTTACAAGCTTTTCTGGAGCAGGCGGGTCGCTAAAGCGGCATAAGACGCCATTCATGTTTTTGTGTGATTTTCTTACACGCTGGTCTTCCGATGTGCGCCATATATACCAATCATGGCCTGTATCTTCTGCCTGCGCCTGTACAAGTGCGCTCTGTGCTTTTGATGTTTCAGTACGTGCAATAAGCTTAGCGTGAGAATCGGATAAACCTATGACTGCTTTTTTAAATTCTTCGTTTTCTTCCAAATTCCTTCTGCCATTGAGAGCATATTCAGACGCTAATTTCACAATCCTTTTTGAAAGTTCTTGCGGTACGCTTTGAATGTATTTTGCATTTTCTTCAATAAGTTCATTGTACCTTTGCCCTACACGGCCTTCCATGTTATGTTCGAGGCTGTTACGTATAGATTGCCCTTGCCCCGACATTTGCGCCGCCTGCCGCCATGTGCGCGCATTTTCTTCAAGGGTATTTGTAACGAAAGTATGTGCCAAAGCGTATGCCCATTTTTTAAACGGCTTTGACGCTTGGATATTTTTGAACTTTCTTTGTATGTCCTTTAAGGCGTCATACCTTGATATTTTAGAAGCTATATATCTGCCTAACTTTCTTAAAGCATATTTGTATTTTGCTTCAATATGCTTTCTTGCTTCCCATGCTTGAAACTTCATAGCTCTACCTTAATCCCACATGTGCTCCCGCGCATTTTCGGATACTTCTTTGCGCATATCAGCAATGATTTTCTTCCAGTCATTCGGGTTATCTTCAAACCGTTCCAGCATTTTCTGGCCTATGCTTGCAAGCTCACCATTATATTTACCCACCATGTTTTTAGCTTCAATATATGCAGCTGCCTGCGGATATTTTTTCAGCAGCTCTTCTTCACTGCCTTTCGGATATTTGCCTACACCTTTGCCGCCATAATCGTTAAATGACTTGTTTAACTTATCATGCCATTTAAGCTGTGCCTCGCGCTGGCTTTCAATTCCTTTTAGTCCGCGGATAGATTCAATGTTTTTCTTTTTGCGCTCCGCTTGTGCTTTAGCTTTTGCTTACCTATCAGCAAAGTGCTCTTTTATTTTCGGTATAACCTTTATAAGGGTTTGCCTTTCGGTTAAGCTTCTCGGCGCTTTGGCAATATATGGCTTACCTTTGTTTGCACCAAACGTTACAGGAGTGATTTCGTATTTGTCGATTATATTCTTTATTTTTTGTTTCATGGCTGGGTTCTTAAGTACGGTTTGACTTTGCGCCGGCTGAGTTGTTTATTACACTTTCTGCCTTGGAACTGGAAGAGGACTTTGACGAGCTCTTCCACCATGATGTAATAGATTTCCCCTTTGCAGACTTTGGAAGCGAACCGCCTACAATATTCCCATGCTCATCAATCTTTACATGACGGCCTGTGCGTTCGCCCAAATCGTTCTCTCCCGAACCTATCGTTATCCATTTATCAGCGTCTGCAGCTAATATTGACTTCTGTGGCACGAGTGACAGAAATAAATCTTCTAAAGCGTCTATAAGCTTATAATAGATACTCACGCCTTTTGCTGTTTATCAAAGCACATCACCTTACGTATCACCCAAAATTGGGCATAAAAAAGCCGCCCTGAAAGGCGGTTGTATATCTGGACTATCTTAGCGGTTTCCCCTGCCTATATGCTTCTCGTGCTTCATTCAAACTCATCTCGTTTGCGCCGCCTTCGTAGTCGGGGTCATCTAATTGAACCCCGTCATTTTCCCAACCACATACGTCGCATACGTCAAAATCATTATCCTGTGCGAATTCATATTTACCACAAACAGGGCACTTCATAAATCTATCCCTTCCTTTTCTGATTCAAAAAATATTGAACGCCCATTTTAGGCTTGAACATGGTCGCTATACCAGTACTATATCTTTTTACAAAATCGTTGTTCTTTATGTCATATCTGACAGTTGCGCCGTCTTTTGTAGTAAATCCAAAAATATCTTTGTTATCTATTGGGCTGTTAGCTAATACAAGTGCACGATTGGCATATTGTTCACGTGTAAAAGATGGATATTGCTTGCTGTGGTCACGTTTTCCACCAATCCAATGCTTATTAAGATTCTTTTTAGTAAATCCGTTGTTCATTGTAGGGGAGCTTATTTTATCACTGTTGCTTTCATTTGTCAACTGTTTGTTTTGTGATAAGACATCAGCATTTTGGCCTTTCCTTTTGAATTTCCCATCTGGATTGCGCGGGTGCTCACTTTCTTCGTAATCAGAATCCTGTGCTTGCTGCGGTTCTTCTGTTGGCATTGGCATATCGCCTATGTCTGGCTTGTCATCGGCATTTTTAATATCCTCGTCTGTGATATTACTAAACATGCCGGTAGTATCTTGTAGAGCATGAAGCTCTTTCATGCCGATTTTATCAGAAATAAGCCCTTCACTGTGTGCAGCAACAATAGAATTGACTTTGCTTGAAACGATATCCGCCTTTTCTTTCTCTGTAGGTACACGTATAGGGTTAAATGCGATTTTTAAGTCGTCCGGTACTGCGCCAAACTCGCTCATGCACATAATAGGCACAAGCTGCTCCAAAGCCGACCTGATTTTGTTTTCCTGTATGCTTTCGAGCATCGTATAATAGTTATCCATATCCGAGTCGCCTGTCGCATCAAGACCGGCAGCGGAACGACCAAACAATATTGTAATCGGTATGCCGGATACAGATGACATATCATACTGGAATATCTCGAACACTTTATCAAGGCCTGCAAAAGAATACGGGTGATTTTGCAAATCATCGTCTTTGCCAATTACTCGCGTACCAAATGAGCTCATTAAGCGCTGCTGCGCATGTATTGACTGAATAAAGTTTTGCTTTGCTGAATTTGGCGCCATACCTAATAGAGCGTCTATATTTTCTGTCTTTTGCGTCCATATATTAGCCTGCCAAACAAGATTAGCAATATTACCGAGTACATTGTCATAACGCCGTAACGATTCAAATATTGTTTCGACTTTAGAAATGCCCCATTCTTGCTCCAATTGGCGTTCCCAATATGGTAGCTCATCACCTGTAAAGCGTAATATTCTGCTGTGGTGTACTGTTAACGAGGACGCAGACTGTTCATCTGCACGCACTTCATATGTATCAGGCAGTCCGAAATCAGGGTCATTAATATCATCGACAAGCGTATCAGAAGGATATATTCCGCTCCATCTGTCTACAATGTGGACGCCTTTAAAGCTATCCGGTTCAACAGTCTTTAAATCAAGCGGCTGGTCTAACTGGTCGCCCTGCCCGTCAATAATGATTAAACCTGCAGCACCACCAAATAAGTATCCCCATCTCAGGCCTTCTTCAATTTTTGCTTTGATGTTTGTTCTACGCGCTAATGTATCTAATGCATCAAGCTGCTCAGGCGAGAGCTGCGAATCTATTTTGAACCAGTGCGAGACAGCATCTTCGACAGGCTTGTTGATTATGCGCCTTAAAATTCCGCTGCTGCGGTATAAAGACAACATAAGCATATAGTTTTGTGTAAGACGCGTTAAAGGATATACAGCAGATTCAGTAAGATTTTCTGCTCCAAAACCTAAACCTGCAGCTGGATTTGAATATGCATCATTCGCCATCATGCGTATTTCATCTTCTGTGCTCATCGGCGGCACATTTTGCTGCTTTTTATTATGCTTCTTCAAAATATGTCACCTCCAACTCAATAATTGCTTTCGCAAGCCGTCTGCCTTTTGCAAGGGCTATTTTGTAATTCATCTTTTTAGCCTTACTTTAGCTCATACGCTCCGCCAAGAACATCAATTGGCAGTATCGATATCGTTCCGTTAAATACTGCAAACTTTTTTATTTGATTACCAGAGCGAGTAAGTATCAAGTAGTTTCCAGTTACTTTTGAAGCGTCTATTGCTCTGTCCGGCGCAATTGTTTCTTCCTTCGGTGCAATTGGCTTTAATTCTTTATCTTTCTTTTCTTCCATATGCTCTCCTTACTGCCCAGCCAAACGATAATTGGGGACAATTGTATTTACAAAATAGCGTATACTGTCCATCGCATGGTCTGATACTTTTAATGGCTTTTCTTCTCCGCGCTCACACGCTTTAGAATCCCAAACATAGCTACGCATTTCTGCAATAGTGTTTTTGCATTGCTCATTGATTTTTATTTTCCTGCGATATATCAGGTTTGCTACATTGCGTATGCCTTCCAAAACTTCATTATTAGCTTCTCTAACGGCATATCCGCGCCTGCGCAATTGCGCCTTAAATGACGCTGCTGACGGGTCTATCACTACGCATGTTAGCAATGGACGCTTTGAAAAGAACCTGTCAAAATCATCTGCATATTCATCATTTGCCTTGTCTTTGTTCATTTTGCGCCCGTCGTAATAATACTCGCGGTCTATCCATATCGTGTTACCGTCGTCATAGATGTCAAGAAACACGCATGGGTTTTCAGTGCCATAGTCCACTGCGCAATATCTGCATGATAGCGATTCAAGCTCAAGCTTGCGCGTACTTTCATTGTAAATGTTGTCTTTGGTAAACATGGGATAAATAAGCCCTTCTGCTTCTACCCATTCGCCGAGAATATAGCGCTGATAGAATACACCAGAAAAGTTATTTCGCGCTTTTTTCTTAGCTTCTTCCGTAAGTCCTGGATTATCGTCAAGCAAAAAGTGTATTCGTTTCGCGTTATGCTGGTCTAACTTTTGTATCCACTCAGTATAAAACCAATTTAACGGGCTTTCGGGGTTACAGTTAAACCATAGTTTTGCATTTGACGTTGAAATTGTACGTGCAATAGCTTGGTCAACAAATGATTCTGGCATAAGCGCTACTTCATCGAAAAGTACTCCGCATAGCGTAATACCTTGTATCAGTTGATAAGAGCTTTCGTCTTTGCCGCCAAATATATAAAAATAGTTTACATGATTGCCTTTTTTTATTGTTATTAAGGATAATGAACGTAAATAGGTAATATCGTATTTTTTTGCAACACTTCTTAATTGAAGCAGTGGCATAACGATATTTCTTTCAGCAGCGCGAACCGTTTTACCGCATACACCGAAATTGCTCTCCGTGTATTCATGCATAGCCCATTCTATATATGAAACTATCATCATTATTGTTTTCCCGGTACGGATAGCGCCATCACATATAAGAGCATCATAATCTTCATGTGGGAAGCGGAATATATCAGCTTGTTTTTGCGATACTTTTTCAAACTTCATGTTTTACCGCGTCCTCTACTGCATTATAAAAATTATCGTCCTCTTCTTGATTGTCGCCGTGCTGCTCTGGAGGCTTATCACGCCATTTGTCTGGTCTACGATTCTTTAGCCAAAATATTTGAGCTGTTGTATCAGGAACAATTTCCTTTTGTACGACTTTTGTTGTCTTTAAGATTTCCGTACCTGTTTTTTTGTCCGTTGCAAGCTCTTTTGTCGTTTCATCGTATTTATAGCCGAGTGCGCGTTTAAGCAGAGCATTTTCAACTTCAATGTCAACAATTTCTTTGCCTTTTTTTAAGGCGTTGCATATCTCGCCATGATTTAGCTTGTAACGATACAATGTTGCAACATTGATTCCCATGTTATGGGCTATTTGTTCATCTGTAAGGCCATCTCTTGCCCATGCTTCGAGCTTGGTTAAGCCGTCTTTAGTTATCCACTTTTGATATTTGCCTTTCGCCACACGGCTCACCACCAACCTTGTTAGAATTTTATTGAAAAGCCATTTAATTAGCTTTTTTTACACTAATTGTAATCTCTTTTAGCTCTATATCCGGCCGATTAGCGAATTGACAGCTTCCGCCTGTTATACGGTCTGTCCAAAAATTATCTCTAATGGCCTCTTGCGCATCTGTGAATACATTCAATTGTGAAGTACAGCCCTGTGGGTATTTATCGCATGTGCATTTAATATGCATATACGTTTGTGCATTTATTCCCATCTGTAGGGAGGGTAGCAGGACAAATAATTCTGCCATCTTTAAACCTTTGAGTAATATTGTTGAAATCTGCGCACTTATTCATAATAGAACAACACCTTCCCTCTATAAGTGCGCATTTATTTATTAGAGCTGTGCCTTTCTTTTAGCTCACTTTTTAGCATGTCGTATTCCGCTAATTCATCATTAGTGAGCGAATGCTTATTTTTATTGTGCAGCTCTATATAGCGCATCTTCAATTCATTGCACAGCTTTACACAATGTGGAAGAAAGCACGACGGAACGCTTGTTTTGTTGTAGCCACTGTTGGGGCAGTTATCGCAAATCATGCTTTCACCTCAAATTAAAAATGAGCATAATAAAAGCCCTGACTATAAAGCCAGAGCCTTGAAAATATTTGAAATTATATTGGAAAAAGTATTGACATACTCGTATGAGTATGCTATAATAAATACAGAAAGGAGGTAAACCGATGAGGAGCAAAAAGAAAGCTCGAAAGCGTCGGTTGAAAAAGCTGAAAGAAATTCTCGAATGGATATCACTCATAACAGGAATTATTTCAGCAATTTACACAATGCTTAAGAGCTAACAGGCAAGGGGAACAAAAGTTCCCCAAGCTCCTCTTTTATTATATCCCATCGGTATGAATATGGTCAAGAGATTTAAAAATGTGGCAATCCTTTGTCTTTTCCTTGCGAACCTTGCCTTGTCCGTAAAATGCGGATTTAGCGTGCTAAGCGTTATAGCACTTGTGTTGGCCGCCATCGTAATTATCTGGGATATCATTGATGCAGTCCGCAGTGGGGGGAAACGAACATGAGTAAAACATCCACAGCGGTGAAACGGAAGTACAACGATAAAACTTATAAGCGCTGGTATGCCGATATGAAAATCAGTGAATATGAAGAAATCGAAAAGCTTCGTGGTGATTTAAGCCGGCCGGATTTTCTCCGGCTGCTGATTGCAAAGTATAAAGCAGAGGACAAATAATCCTCTGCTTTTTCTTTTGCGAAAAAGGACGACCCGAAGGTCGTCCTGAAATAATCATAGGAGTAGAGATTCTGATTTGAACCTAAACGGCGTAGTGCACTAGCCAACCGGGACGCAATCCCGTGAGTTACCCAGATTGCCCCATCTTTGCATATTACCGGTCCTTCCCAGTAACAAGTACAATTTATTTTTCTTTGTTAAAATTGTAGGTCAAGTTAATGTTTATATCTAATATGCTAATAATTTATTATTATAATTGTAAATATTTATTATTGATTTTCCGAATAATTTGATTATAGTTGTAAGTGGAAAATGCTGAAATTAATGTAAGCCGTTAGTAGCATTGCATCAGGTAAAATTAAAGGAGGACTCAAGAATGACTAAAAAGTGTAAAAAAATTCTGTCGTTTGTTTTGTCCGCATCCTTTATTCTTGTGTGCATTCCGACCGCAAGAGTATTTGCGGCAGAAAAAAGCATCTTACCCGCAAATCGGCCCACACATCAAGTACTATACACCAACAATTTTGAAAACAGTGAAACATATCCCATTGCTTCCAATCCATCCTATCAAATTAAATCAGTTGGGACAGGCCATGCTCTCTTCTTTACACAGCCACTAAATGAAAGCAACCAGTATGAATTATATGCTGATTTTTTAATACCTTCTTATCACGGAGATCTATACCCAGATACTACCGTCAATTTTGATGTTATACTTCCTAAGAATGCCGTAAACTTTAATGGTAATATTCTGGGCGATTTTGAGTTCTATGATAACGGATATTGGAAAAGTGCGAGTTGGAATGCTCCATCCGGATCTGTGGAAGCATCCGACTTTAAAAATCTTGGTAATGGCTATTGCAGTGCTCGTATGTCCGTCTCAATTTACGATCTCACAAGTGCAGAAAATGCAACTCGCTTAAGGATCGCAGTTTATGGGACCGCTATGGGAAGAATAACGACCAATTATTCCGGATTAATTGGCATAGACAATATTGTGTTTACCCTTTAGAATTTTGTTGATTAAAAATTTGTACTTGAGTCTACAGTGCTACTAAAAGAATATGACTTTGTCAAAAGGCATTTGGTCAAACGACCAAATGCCTTTTCAATTTCAAACTTTGCACGCTAAGGCAAAAGAAAAGCGCCCGGCCATCGCCGAACGCCTTTCCGAAATTCCCTGATTATATTGTAGCACGGATAAAAGGAGCAGAACGGACAGTTTCGTACAGAAATGTACAGCTTTTTCAGCGCACCATTTCCGGAAAGACAATCTGGTCGGACATTATGGTTAACTGAAGAAGGACAATCCGCGCATGTTCTCTTGCCTGGCGCTCACTCAGCTCTACTTTGTCCGCAATCTCTTTCCATGTCGGCCGGCGCTGGTATTTGCGCTTCCTCGGGCCTCCCATGTATCGCAGCTCCAGTATGTAACGGTCAGTTGGGTCGAGCTTCCCGAGCGCAACACCGAGCCAATTCTGTTTTTCTTTCAAATCCGCAATTTGCTTCTGGCAGTCCATTTCTTCCTTTTCGTAGAAGCGCGCCTGGTCTTTCAGTGCCATATTGGCTGTCCTGTCTCCGGTCATGCCTTTGCCGCCCGGTAACCCCGACAGGTTGACAGGCGGCAATGTTATCTTATTTTTCTCTTCTTCGCAGTGACGGATGGTAGCCCATTCTTCGGCAACCATGGCCGGGATGTCATAATAGGTTTTCAGCAGATTCTTCACTTCATCAACTGTCAACGGGTACCATCCTTTCACGCGTTTTATTTATCTAATTCTTTGTAGTTTTCACGCGGAAGCTCAAGCTTCAGCTCTCCGACTACAACTTTATCGATATGTTCCCAGAAAATTTCATCTTTCGCAGCTTCATCCGCAAGCCTCATCATATCTCCGAGAAAGTCTGCTGTGCGGTCATGGCCGAAACCGAAACGCTCATGCAGAGCTACGATTGACAGCTTCACATACCGCATGAAGTTATCATTCTGGACACTGTCATCATATTCTTTCACAGTGGTCTTCTCACGGCGCGTTAAACGCTTTGAAGCCGGGATATGGGCTTTCATTTCTTTACCTCCCACAGTCTAACTCCCGTCCGCGGTTCACCTGCATATTCTTTGGCCATCTGCACCTGGACGATCTGCGCATCGTCACGGTAGGCAATGCCATTGAGTGCATCGCAGATAATCTTCACGATGTTGTCGCAGTCCGGCTTCTTTGCAGGCTTGATGCTACCAGCCAGCATGGCCGCTTTCACGCGTTTGCTTTTGCTTTTCGGAATCGGATACCGGGCGGTAATCGCCACGGCAATCTGCGCATCGTCGGCAAACTTAAACCCATTGGCAGCAGCCTGCCACCGTGAGCGCGTAAGTTCCTCGTAGCGAACCGTCTTGTCTGGCGTGTATGTAACGCTGGCGCCCGTTTTGATTCGTACCACCTTTGGCCTCGCCTTACCCTGCGGTGGGCCGGGAATCGTAAAATTTATCATGTTCATGCCTGTTTCCTCCTAATTTTAACCGGCCGGACAACGGCTGGTGCCTTCTCAATCAACCGGATACACTCATCAATCGCCTTGTCCCATCCGTCGGCCCAGGAACCACGTTCAGCGCCGCATCCGCCGATGGCATTAACCGCGTCCCACAGTTTGCGGGCATCAATCAGCTTCCTCATGCCTTCCGCCTCCTGTAGTCTGCGGCAGTAAGCGCCACAGCCTGGTAATGGTCGGAGCATAGCCGGCTGTACGCGCGGTCGCCGCAGGTCTGCCGCAGCTCCCCATCCGTCAGCATCAGATTGCTCGTGATGATGGTCGGCTTGTTTTCGCGGTACCGCTCGTCCAAAATGATAACCAGTTCCTTCCGGGTCCAATCGCTTGCCTTCTCTGCGCCGAGGTCATCCAGGAGCAGTACCTGCGCCATGATTGCCTTGTCAAGAATCCGCATCTGCTCGCTCTCCTCTGCATGGCCGTACATCATCAGCTCCAGCTGCTGCGGGACGTTCCAGTAAGCAGCATGGTACCCGTCTTCCAGCGCGCAGTTCAGGATTGCACAGCCGAGATGCGTTTTCCCGCATCCCACGGCGCCCATCAGGATAAGGCCTTTCCCTGCGTGCCAGTTTGCTTTACGGTTCAGCAGGTAATCTTTCACGGCCTCATATGCTTTCTCGGTTCCCGAGCGGCGTTTGTATCCTCTGAGCGTGGCGCCCTCAAACATGTACGGAATTTCCGCCCACTTGCGGCGGTGCTGCCGGGTTTTTCCCCGGTTACGTGCCTTCTTGGCTGCATCTTCAGCCTTGATTTCAGCATCCCGGCAGGCACATGGCCGCTTGAACTCAACGAGCTTGCCGCCCATCCGGATTTTGACCGCGTAGATGTGCTCGCCGCAATTCGGGCAAATTTCTCCAGTGTCGTAAACGTCTGGTCGGGATAATACTTCTTCACTCATCGTGTTCACTTCCCAAAATTTTTATAGCGGTTCGGGTCGGTCAGGTCAGGCCCCGTATTCGGCGGTGCCTTGGCTTTCCGGTCCTCATTCTGCAGCACGCTGCGCACGTAGGGCGCTGACCTCCCCTGACATCGTGCCGCCTCGTCAATCGCGTCCAGGATACGCTGCACCGGATAATCCCGGTAGAGTTCCGACAGGACACTGCCGTCCTTGGCCGATGGCATCGGGTTAATCTTGGCTTCGAAAGCCTGACAGATACATCCGAAATCCGTCCCCGCCCCGGCATCGTGTCCGGTGTCCTCTACCGTAGGAGAAGATGGGGTATTATTATCACTAAGCTTATCTTGGTTTGGTTTGGTACTGGTACTGGTTATACCCGCGCGCGGGTTACGGCTTTCTGCTCTGGACATTGTACGGACATTCCTTGGATTGTCCGCGGACTGTCCGCGGACATTTGGCGGACATCTTTCGGACACGTCCGGAGTTTTTGTCTGTTTTTCTTTGGACTGCCCGTGCTTTCTTGCCTGGCGTTTCCGTTCCGCGTCCTTCCTCTTTTCGGATAATTTGCTTGTATAGTCCGGCCAGTCATGCAGACGGTATGTACCATCATCAAGCCGATCCAGCCATCCGCACTGCACAAACGCCTGAGCTAAATCCCCCGCTTTCTTCGAGGGCCAGTCCAGCGCAAGGGCAATTCCCTCATCGCCAATGGACTTCAGGCGGCCGTCCTCATCTGCACAGCTTAGGCCCCACGTCCACAGGTCAACCAGGATTCCGACTGCTTCCCTACGGCTGACTTTCAGCGCCTGCGCAAGGGCCAGCGTCTTCGGATGCCGAGGCATTTCCTGATGCAGTTCAATCCATATGCTGTTTAGCAAATCATTCACCGCCTTTCACAGGACTTCAGCAGGCACGCCGGACGCGCGCTGAACTTCACGCTGGAATAATTTCTTGTCTCCGTTCCTACTTGACATGTGCAGAAGATAAATCCTGTCTGCTGCCGAAAGGTCTGTAACTTTCAGGAACTCAAGCAGATGCTCCAAGCTGAAATGGCTTCTCAGCAGCCGTTCCCTCTGTGATTCAGGCACAAGCCCTGACTTGATGTTTTCACGTAGAACCGGCAGGCTGTAGTTGCATTCAAGCATGAACACATTCACGCCTGAAAACCGGTATTTGATGTAATAGGTATCCGTTGCAAACAGCAGCTTTTCATTTGTCACTGTGGATTCCATCAGGAACCCTACCGGTTCTTCCGCGTCATGCTCTGTATCAAACGGCAGGACTATCCACGAACCGACAAGCAGTTGGCTCAGCGCCCTTATCGTATGAATTCGGAACGGATAGCGGATTTTCAGCATGTGCTGCGTGCCAGCCGTCATATAAAGGTCAATCCCGCGCTCCGCTAATCCATCTGCACCCTTTGCATGGTCGCCATGCTCATGGGAGATAAGGCAGCCTGCGACGCGTGGCAGTAGGTTTAAATAACCTTCCATTATGCGCCGGGAGGGAAGTCCGGCTTCCAGGAAAAGCACGGACTCCCCATCGTCGACTGCATAGCTGTTTCCGGAACTTCCGGAACCCAATGCATAAACCTTCATAGTTTAGAACCCCACATCAAAAGTCTGCTGGCCGTTTTTCTCCTTCTGCTTTGCAGGCTGCGCAGCAGCTTTTTGCTTCTGCGGATGTGCCTGGGCGGAAACCGCATTTTCTTCCGCCGGCTCTTTTATTTCTCCGGTCTCCGCATTAACCGTAACGCTCCTGCGCTGTGCCGGCTTCGGCAGGGAAGCCTTTTCAGGGCTTACGTCAACATCGATATATGTGCGGTTTGCGTTTTTGTGGACTTCATTTTCCACATGGACCTCGGCCATTCTGGATTCGCGCATTTTCATGTACTGGTAATTGTCGTCTATTTTCTTCGGGTCGCGCGGAATGTGCTTTGCACTGTAGACTTCACGTTTGATAGTCTTAAGGCACATTTCCTCGAGCCAGCCTTCCTTTTCGACCTTCTGCCTTTTGCCGTCGACCCACTCCGTGGCTTCTCCACCCCAGAAATTGGCGGACGCGTATTTTGGCTTACGCTTTTCAATGTCATGCATCGACATCATAACGAGCTCGTTTTTCTCCGGGTCGCCATACTCGATATACCCGAAGCCGCCGATTATTTTTCCGCGGTCAAACGGGTTGTTGATGCTGAATTCATAGCTTTCTATGTGGTGCTTGCTGTCCTTTTTAATCGGACGGAATGTGTCGCTGTCATAGACAAGCTCGACAATGACATTCTTCGGAGGAGTAACGGCGTATTTTTCTGCAATGTAGCGGATTCCGTTGTAGCCTGGCATAAGGGTTATGTCATATTTTTTGGTCTTGTTGTTTTTATATGGTATCTGAAACAGGTGGTTCTCCTGCATCATGTCAAGCCCCATGCGGGCATAATGGACGATATCCAGCGCAAGGTCGTTGAGGTTCACGTTATCCCATATCACCTGCAGGTCATTATCATACTTATGGTCGCTGTTCGACTTGTTTTTCCGCTGGCGCTCGTCCTCGGCCATTTTCAGTGCACGGTCAATGGCGATAAAATAGCCCTGAATCAGCTGGCGCTGGTAATCCGTGACCTGGGGCGCGCCGACCGTGCCGCCGAATTCTTTCATGACACGCGCTGTAAAGCGCTCGCTTGCACATATCGCCTTGACATCTGGATTTTTCTGCTCCACTGGTCTAACATTTTCACTCATAATGATTCATCCTCACTTTCATTTGTTCCCGGCTGCTCATCCATGGAAGGCTTGTCCTGTCCTTGTTGTCCATCCTCCTGATATTTCTCAACGACTCCGGTCTTCCCGTCCACTGTGACTGTGCCGCCGGATGTTTCATCTTCGGGCTGCATCTCATCAAAATTCATCTGGTGTTCGCGGTCGGATGGAATGACTGGATTACCCTGGGCGTCGAACTGCAGTTCCACCGCATCGCCGGTGACTTTTTGCGGCTTCATGGTTAGATTGATTTTTCCGGACACAGCCCCGCCGAAAATGTAGCTGCCGCTGTTGTCTTCAAAAGTGACCTTGATGTTGATTTCTCCGTCATGCTGTTTTTTTGCATGGAGCATGGCAACAAAGCGGTTCAGCGCGGTGTTTGCCGGGGCGATGATGTAGTCAAATTCGTCCCCGCGCAAATCAAGCGGATCACCGGACACTTCCTCGGGCTTATTTTCCGGCCCGTCTTCGTTATCCTCACTGTCCCCGCCGGAAGCATTCCTCCAATCGCAGGTTTGCGGCGGCGGCTCTGCGCCATCGTCCGCGGAATTGTCATCATCATCCCCCTGTTCCATTTTTGGGGTAACATCCGCAGGTGGAACAGATTCTTCATTTTTTGCCGGAATATCGGCAAATGTCTCCTGTCCCATTTCCGAGCCGCTGTCCATGGTGGAACTGGGCTCCAGTTTTCCATTTTGCCGGGCGTATGTATCCAGCGCTGCCTGAGCCGCCTCAAAAGTGCTCCCGGATGCAACCGGGGAAAAGATGCTCGGCTTTACAAACTGGTCTTCCGTATCGCGGCAAAAGGTGAAGAATTTCCCTGTTTTATCTGGCGCCACATAATAAACATAAACACCGTCCGTGTATTTAACGGCTGTAGTCATTGCTTTGCCTCCTGCTCGATATGGAGCTGTTCGGTTAGCGTTGCTATAAACTCACCGTTGGTGGGATGGTCATGGCTGGCATTTGTCGTGTAGCCGAAAATCTTCTGAAGGGTATCAAGGTCACCGCGGCTCCATGCCACTTCAATCGCGTGACGGATTGTCCGTTCAACACGGGAGGCAGTCGTTTCTTCGCGCCTTGCAATATCCGGGTACAGCCGCTTAGTGACCGCATGAATATAGCTTCCGTCGCCATAGCACAGCTCCAGTGCATCTTTCAGGTAGGCATACCCTTTGATATGAGCCGGCACACCGACACGGCGGAGCAATCCAACAATTTCAGGGTTCATACTGTTTCCTCCGTCCTCAGTGCCTTGTCTTTATCGGACACATAAAGGCTGATGGTCTGCGCTGCAATCTTCATGGGATGGCATACGCTCTCGGCGTCATCGTGCCAGACCGGCATCACAAGGCCCATCTTCCGGCCGAGAGTATCAACAATATCGAGCCCTGCGTTTACTTTTTCAGATTTGCTGAGGCTGCCATAATCTTTGCCATCTACCTGCGCTTCGCAGCAGGCTTTCACACCGCCATTGACCTGCATCTCAAAGAGTTTCCAGCGGACTGTATGGAAAGAACCGTTGACTTCCGCTTCCACATCTGCCGCTTTCAGCTGCACAAAAAGCTCCGCAAGGTGGATCATGCTGTCAAGCTGGGCAAGGCTGATTCCGAGTTTTTTCTGCTGCCCCTTGAGTTCCGCAATTCTGGCGTCCTGCCTTTTAATGAGTTCGGCATCTGCCTGCTCCCGCTGGATTTCATTTATTTCAGATTCAACCGGTGCGAGCTTTGCCTGAAGGCCCTGTATCTGCGCATCGGCTTCATGCCCGGCAGCGTACAGTCCTTTCTGCATTGCTTCAATTTTTGTGAGCCAATCGGCATACTCTTTTGTCTCCTCCCATGCCGGCGGCGTGACAAGCATCTTCTGCAGGCCCTTAATTTTTTGCTGCATGTGGTCAATCTCGAGTTTCACTTCTTTAATGTTCTGCTCAGCCTCATCACGGCTTTTTGTAAGCCTGCCGAGCTCCTGCACCATTTCTTT